TCTTAGAGTGTGATCTATAAAACTGTTTCTAAAGTCTTAATTTTTTCCATAACAGCAGTAAAATTAATAGTGCGCCAAACTCCGGGATGTAGGGGTTTTGGATGATCTTCTAGGCTCACCCATGAGTATCCACGGTGTTCATAGTTCAATATGGGAACGAATTCTTCTTCTACAGGTATGAGAAAAGTATGATAGGCAAAATATCCGTTATCGCTGGTAAATTTTTCTATAGGAATGACTTTGACATCCTGGAATTCATACCCAAGTTCTTCTTTTAATTCACGGGTCAAAGAATCAAGTATCTGTTCATTGGCATCGATCTTGCCACCAGCTAATCCCCAGGTGCCTGCATACTTGGTGCTGTTGCGCAGTAGGAATAGATAACGGTGAGTTGATATTGAGTAGATGAAAGTGCCTACACCTTCTATATGACTAGGGTCCATAGTCCTGCTTTGTATTCGCCCTCGTAGCTTTTTACCCATTGAGATTGATTCCACTTGTATTGAGTTCCAGTATTGAGATTACTTACATATTGTAGTGTCGTATCAGTACGGCTGTCAAATGATATGTCCCAATGAATCCCATTGTACTGTATGATATCATTGGCATGTGCTACCAATTGTTGTCCATCGCTACCAGTCCAAATTGGAGCACCGTATCCAGGAGCATTGTCGAAACTTCCGATATCATCCAAGATCAGATAACGTGTGCCGTTAACTGCTGATTGAGCTAATGATACAGCGGAATCTTTGCGAGGATCAACGATGGCATCGATCGGTGATAAGGTATTAGAGGGTTTGGTATCTATGTCAACATTAAAAATCAATAGGCTGTCATCAGTTGGATGATAGCTGACCGTGCCAATGACTTCATTAAGGCCATCTTCCTGTAGCAGCCGGACCTGGCTGACGCCATTCTGCAGCTCACCATAGACACTAATTAAACTACGCCATATGTCCTTAGTGCCGACTTTGGTTGGAGTTTCTAATGTTGGTGGATCTCTTGGGTCAGCAATCTCACTGATCTTGAGCAAGGTCAGCTGATTACCGATCAGCAATACTCCATACATCAGCGGAGTGAAATACTGTCGACGACCTAGTAGATTATCTTCACTCATAGCATCGGCACTGAGATTGCCATCGCTATCGTGTATGTTGGCGATGATCTTCTGTATGACTCCCAGCTTTTTGATCTTAGCTGGTGGACTGATCCACACAGGCAATTTAAATGTCAAGGTAGCCACATCGATGGGATTTTCAGTACCAATTGGCACAGTACGGCTGGTCCACGTTGGACTTTCGAGATAGACCACACTTAGGCTGGTCCAGTCGATATAATTGTCGGTTGATTGTATTTCCAATGCTGGATTAAATAGCACCATCAGTTGTTCTAGTAGCTGTAGTTTTTGTTTGGTATTTGATGTCCAGATATCCAATTTTAGATCTATGGTATAGGGCACAGGCATAAGGCGTTCGATGCTGAAGGCATTACCTTGACGATTCTCGTACTCCATGGTGTCTTCATTGTAATAGCGTTCTCTGATCTGCATCTTGCCAATAAAAGCTGGATCCTGTACGCGATCGCGATCATAGGTAATGTTGTTGATCCAAGCAGCCATGGCCGGCACCGTGGGTAACATATTACCAGCGGTATTTTGGCTGAGTATGGCCTGCACCTGGCGACTGCTGTCACCATAGTAAACAGGCACACGCTGTAAGGTAGTATTACCTTCTCGATCCTGTCCAAACTCTACTTGGAATCCTGATACCATGCGTATGAACTGTGCTAGGAAACGCTCTATTTGAGCATCATAAAAAAATTGCTGATTAGCTGCCATCGTTAATTATCCGCTGAAGGACGCAGAGCTTGGCTCAAGCTCTGGCGTTCATTGATTACATTTCTGTAAATTGTATATTCTAATACACTGCCAATTGGCAATGGGCTCGCATCTGCTATGGTAGCACTTGATACTACACCAGTTAAGTTACCAGCTAGGGTATAACTCGCACTTGATGCATTGGCTGCAGTCACGATGTAACTGCCATTGAAGGCAGTACTACCAGTTACACCTGCTATCAAGATATCTTGACCTACTACGAACGGTGTCGTTGGTTGGCTAGCGAATCGTACGGTAGCATTACCACCTGTGGCCGTAGCAGATGTTATCCTTAGTTTTCTTGGATACAGTGGACCAGTGATAGTAACAGCTATATTACCACTGCTGTTAGATATGGTATTAGTGATAGGTAATCCGTCTAGACGAGTTCTGGCACCATACTTGTTATTATATGCGACTTTGGTAACCACTGTCTTGGTAGAAAGTGTAAATGATAAGGTTGCGGCATTGGCCGGTGGAACGTATGAACTTGAAATACGTATAGCGTCCCAGGCGGCACTATTACTCATAAACTGGTTAGTATCATTAATGAATCCACTTAGTTGCGTTTGATTTTCTGTGCCTGGTGTTAGGTTAGTTCTCACAGCATCCTCTACTTTGACCCAACGACGTCCATCATATCGGAACAGTCTATTAGGAATATAATCTAAACGTAGGAAGTAATCGCCTTGACCAGGAGTCACAGGGAATGCGATACCTGCAGCCACTGTGGCACCGTTTGGTGGTAGTGCATCACCTGTTAGATATCCTTCAACTTTAACCGCACTGGTTAATGTTTGTGCGCTGGCATCAGCAATGTTTGAGCTAGCATCTGGATTCATGTCACTAGCGTCAAGAGCGCCAGGATCTACCGGATAGCCATGTTCATTTAATACTTCAGTATAGATAGTGGTAGTATCATATCCGCTCTTAGGTACATCTTGTTCTGCACGTGTAACAATAGCATCGTTGATTTCAATATATTTGTTGTAAGTACTGATAACTTCGCCGAGCGTATTATCGCTGTCACCACTGTCTGTGGCTGGTAAATTATCAAGTATGTCCTTGTATTCTTGGCTGTCTACCAACGGTTGTAGTTTAACACGCCATAGATGTGGCCACCAAGTCTGTGCGAATCCTTCCGCAGCACGGCTAGCATCATTAACCACATAGAACCGTTTGAGTGCAGCGCCGATACCTTCATCCAACGGATAGTAGTCTATTAGATTTGGTAGTTCTAGTACATCACCTACCATGAGTTTGCGACCTATAATGTCGATCATGTCATCATAGTGGAATACAGCAAACATGGTATCACCAGTTAGGAACAAGCCAAACTGTGTTAGATCGAAGTCATTGTCATTGATGCGATAGATAGTGCGGATAGTATAAACGCTGGTATCATATTTGCGATCACGATTTTCGAGGAATAACAAATCCTGTATGCCCATGATTCCAGTGGCACCCGTTTCTGTGGCGCTGGCATTGGTCTGTGCCAATGGACCTAAATATTTGTGGACGTAAACATCAACACCACCCACGGTGAACATTTCACTCATTGTCTTGTTGATGAATTTATCGTCATTACCTTTGGTGGGCTTGTAAAGTGATAATCTTGGCATTACCTAATCCTATTATCTAGTATTTATCGACATTGACAAGCTAGCCAAAATGTGTTATACTGTATTATGGCTGAAATTACTCAGAGTTTAGATTGGGCAGAAGTGCAGATAGCACTAGAAGCACCTGCACATAAGATGAAACGCTACACTGGCGATATGCTGAAAATGAGCAGTGCTATAGGACATATGGTTAAAAAGCTGTCAGAAGAAGAAATCAACTGCCGCAGGCAAGGGCGCCAGACCCAACGACACAAGGAATTGCTAGGACAAATCAACCAAGAAATAGCCAATTATGAGCAATATTTGACTTTTGGTGTGCTATTAAATGGTTGACAAATCTACCAAAAGATAGTATAATACACATAATAAAGGAGTGACTAAATGCATGATTTTATTAGAAAACTATGGGATAGCAAGGCCACAATAGCTGTTATATTGTGGATAGCTGTATTTGCTTGGGCATATAATTTAGATTGGGTTAAAAAACCAATTGTCCAACATAAGCCCGTGAGAAAGACCATAGAAGAAATCATGGCTACTCCGGTGGACACTGTCCAACAAGCCCCCTGGGACAACGATTTTAAATCAGCAGTGGAGCCTATCTAATGGAATATAAATGGAGCCAACCCTATCCCGGTGAAAGCCGTTATGAACGATTGTTCCGTGCCCAACGTATCCTACAGCTATCACGCCACGTCATGCTGTTAGACACTGTTGAGCCAGTCAAAGATTTAACAGAAGCGAATAAATATCTCATGAAGTTTAGATTGGAGAAATAGTATGGGAACACCTGTATATATGGAAATAGAAGAAGCCTATAGCATCGTCCAATGGCACGGTGAAGAATATGGCCATCGCAATCTCTTTGGAGCTCTAAACAGCATGGAAGAAAATTGGGATGATCTAGACAGCATGGAACGTGCGGCTTACAAACAGGTTAAACGTGAATTAGAAAAAAGTATAGTTGAATCAGAAGGTGGGTCTATTGACTAGTGCAGAAGCACATCAGCAGACGTTAGAGCATGAACAATGGGCGAACGAACATCATGAGTGTTCGGTTTGCTCTTGTGACTACACTGATGATGAAGGCGGTATCACGGGTTATATAGGTATATTGCCGGCTAGTTTCTGTCCAACTTGCCTAAGTGGTATAATTGATATGGTTGAACAGTTGACAGCAGAATAAAATCCTGTATAATTAAGTTTAAATAAGAGAGGATACTATGGCGATCAAGATTGACGGAATGAAAAAGAAAGCTAAAGTCAGTAACATTAACTTTAGCGATGAAAAATACACAGGTAAAGAACCCACGTGGGACTATGATCGCGCCTTGACTTTTTCAGACGAAGAATTTGATCATCACTTGCGTAAAAGCCTAGCCTATTATAATTACTACTATGGCCCTAAAGATCTAAAGAAATACGTAGTAGCTTGGTTGCGCCAGCATGAAGGCGACAGCGGAGTACATAAGTTAGACAAAGCCACTATCGATCGTTATTCTCGCACTTCAGATAGCCTAACACCATTTACTGTCTGCGCTCTAGTCAAAGCTAACGAACAGGGTATGCCTTTGCGTGATCGCCACGTAGAATATATCCTTGATGCTGTACATCGTGTACTTGAAATGCGTGCCGACGATGAAGAAGTTGAGGAAAAGAAAGTAGACGCTAAACCTCAGATAAAAATTCCAACCATCCAAGATCGCATGAACGAAGTAGCCAAGAAACATATCCTTTATTTTGAGATCCTTGAAGATACACTATTCGCAGGCGAAACTGTAGATCCTAAAGCCTATGAATATCTAGTTAAGAACACGGTACCGCAGGCATTGATAGGTAAGATACAGGCAGTGTTTGAACCACGCTATGCTGAACTCAAAGAAGCACGCCAGGGCGAATGTGAACAGCTAAAGGAAGCCTACAACCACTACAAAGCCGCAGACTATAAACGCTGTGAAGCATTTTACGACAAGCTATTCCAAGACTTGACCGCTTACAATCAGACTAAGAAAGCCACTAAGAAAGCCGCAGTCCGTAAGCCACCACAAAAAGAAAAATTAGTCAAGAGCTTGAAATATCTCAAACAAGATACAGCACTTAAGATAGTGTCAATTAATCCAGTAGACATCGTTGGTGCAGAAGTTTTATGGGTCTACAATGTTAAAAATCGTAAGTTAGGCAAGTATGTAGCAGAAGATCAAGGTGGCGTGCTTGGGGTTAAGGGCACTACTATCACAGGCTTTAACGAAAACAAGAGCACACAAAAAACTCTGCGTAAACCAGAAGAACAGATCAAACAATTTCTAGCTTCAAGCAAGGTCGAATTACGTAAGTATCTTGAAAATATCAAGACTACAGAAATCAAACTTAACGGACGTATCAACTCCGATACTATACTACTTAAGACACTATGAAAATAGAAGCGGCAATGGTAGTGATTGGTCTAGCCCTGGCACATCAACCGGTTAGCCAAGAAGCACAACAGTTAAGAACAGAAATAATTGACTACTATTGCGGACATTACAAGCAATTAGAGCAAGCAGATGATGGTGAGTTCAATCCGCCAGAAGTTTATGCCAAAATACAGCAGACCTGTGATAATTTAAGAAAGATTCAAAAAACCTAATCCCCCTCAAGGTAGCGAAAGGCAAAGTTATCCTGTTGTAGATAATAAATACACTATAACAGGATAATTTAAATGTCTTTACTTCCAGCAAACGTTACATCAACCGGTAATCTAACAGCAACTCTTAGTATGCAAACTGAGAGCTTGTATAATACCTATACAGGTACAGGTGCTGGACATATAGCATTTGATGCTAATCTACAAGCACAATTAACACAAGTATCAAGTCTACAAAACGATATTATTGATTATATCCGCCTACGCCTAGGCTATGGTATGATCGATGTTGAAGCAGATAAAGAACACTTTGACATGGGTATTAAACAAGCACTGATCCGCTATCGCCAAAAGAGTTCAAACAGTGTAGAAGAAAGTTATGCATTTTTAGATTTGTATCCTGAAACACAAGAATATATCTTACCTAACACAGTCATGGATGTTAAAGCGATTTATCGTCGTGGTATTGGTAGCGTAACAGGCACAACAGCTAGCCAATTTGAACCATTTGCATCAGGATACTTAAACACTTATATGTTGGTAGCTGGGCGAGTTGGCGGGTTAACTAATTATGAATTATTTGTAGACTATCAAAAATTAGCCATGCGTATGTTTGGCGGCTTTATGAACTTTACTTGGAATAAAGTCACTAAAAAAATGACTTTAGTTCGTAAAATACCATTCCAAGGTAGCGGTGCTACATTAAGATTAAAAAGTTTATCAGCAAGTGGCACAGCTCCAGGTAGCACAGTTACATTCCAAATTTCAAGTCAAGGTCCTTGGAATGGTGTTAGCGTAGGTAGCACTGTTGCTATTACTAATTGCCCTGTTTCAGGATACAATGGTAGCTATGTTATTACCAGTGTGGACCCAACACAGCAAGTCTTTACATTTTTAAATACAGCTGCTCTTGGTGCTACTGTGGTCAATGATATGGCATTGGCTTCTACATACGTGAGTTCTCCTAGTAGTCCAGAAACTGCTGTAACCGAAACAGTGTTATTACATTTGTATAACTACAAACCAGATATCATGTTGTTAAACGATCCACAGGTATTTCCTTGGATACAAGACTATGCTTACGCTCTGACATCAATGAGTATAGGTCAGGCACGTGAAAAATTTGCATCAATCGCAGGCCCACAAGGCGGAACCAGTTTAAATGGTACAGCACTCAAACAAGAAGGACAGGCGCTATTGGACAAACTTGATGACGAAATCAAGAACTTTGTTGATGGTGGTGCTCCATTAACTTGGATAATGGGTTAAAAAGTCTAGACAACTGTCTAAAACTCTCGTAAAATAGTAGTATCAACTAAGGGGATTTCAATGAGTCAAATCATCGGTATCGTAGGCTTTATCGGTTCAGGTAAAGATACGGTTGCAGACTATCTGGTTAACTTTCATAGATTTAAACGTGAGAGCTTTGCTAACAGCCTAAAAGATGCTGTAAGCCAGGTATTTGGATGGGACCGTGAACTGCTAGAAGGTAGGACTAAAGAAAGTCGTGAATGGCGCGAAACTCGTGATGAATGGTGGACTAAACGCTTAAAGAAAGACATTACTCCTAGATATGTTCTACAGTATTGGGGGACAGAAGTAATCCGCAAAGGATTTCATGATGACATGTGGGTGGCCAGCTTAGAAAATCGCCTACGTAATACTAAAAATGACATAGTGATTACTGATTGTCGTTTTCCTAATGAAATTAAAGCTATTCGCAACGCAGGTGGCCGTGTAGTGCGTATCAAACGTGGTCCAGAACCTAAGTGGTTTGATGAGGCAGTGAGTATGAACAAAGGTCCTAATCGCAATATGTCATGGGCATTAAGCAAACAAAAAATAGAAAAACTCAAAGTACATGCTAGCGAAACTGCCTGGGTAGGACAAAAGTTTGATGTAGTATTAAACAACGATGGGAATATTGAAGAATTATATCAACAGATTGAAGCTAATATAATCAATAATCAGGTACAAGATCGCCTTGACGCCATCCTAAACCCTCTCGGGCAACTTCAAATTGGCAGTTAGCACAGACTGTTTTTAGATTAGTCATGCTGGTATTGTTTAGATCACCATCGACATGATAGACATATAACTGTTCTTTTAACTTAGCCTTGAACCCACACTTTTCACAGTGTGGTTTCTTTTTATAGCCTAGTTCCATCCAGCGTGGTCTGGGTGCCGGCAAATTACGCTTTTTCCTAATGCAACTATCACAGCGGGTCCTATAGTAAATTTTACCGTGCATCTTATAGTTGACTGCAACAGGCTTTTTACCACAGATTAGACATATTTTTCGGTATTCCATACACCTATTTAGCTTACAGTAGTGGATGAACCTTTCAAAGGGCACCTAAGAACACTAAAATTGCCAAATATCTATAAATAGTTTAAAGCAATCTATTTAGAGGATCTCATACTATGGCATCATTAGTTTCCCCAGGCGTTCAGGTAACGATCATCGATCAAAGCCAATACGCACCAACCCAAGCTGGTTCAGTACCCTTGGTTATACTTGCAACAGCACAAGACAAATTAACTCCAGGTGATACAATCGCAGCAGGCACAACAATAGCCAATTCTGAAAAAATCATCACAGTGACCAGCCAACGCGATCTCGTTAATTTATTTGGTAATCCTTTCTTCGCAGTTGATGCAAGTGATAATCCAATTAACGGCGATGAACGCAACGAATATGGTTTATTAGCGGCTTACTCAGCACTAGGTGTGACAAATACCATGTATGTGCAACGAGCCAATGTTAATCTAGCACAACTAGAAGGAACGGGCACACGTCCAACAGGCACACCACCCGATGGAACATACTGGTTAGATGTAGGCACTACTAACTATGGTCTTTATGAGTGGTCACAAGATACTGGATTTACCCTAACAACACCATCAGTGATCACATCAACTAGTTATCTAAGTAGTGGTATACCACTAGCTTCATATGGTAGCATTGGTGAGTATGCTGTGGTAGCCACAAGTTCAGCTAATCCAATCTATTACAAAGGTTTTGACAATGCGTGGAAATTAGTAGGCAGCGACGATTGGAAATCAGTAGTTCCAACTGTTACAGGTAATATCGCAAGTCCCACAGTTACAGCCGGCCATAAGATGTTCATTAATGGTAATCTTGTTACTATGTCAGGCACGACAGCTTCTACTGCTGCAACTAACATTAACTCAGCAAGTATCATAGGAGTTTCAGCATTTGTAAATTCTAGTAATCAATTAGAAATTTTCTCAAACGGTCTGACTGTTGTTTACAGTAATGCAGCTGGTAACGTTCGCGGTGTAATTGACACTAGCACAAGTGCACCAAGCACGCTACAAATTATTCGAGGATCAGTGCTGCTTGGGGCAAACGTCGACTGCGCGGCTAATCTAGGTATCCTACAATCAGGACTAGCTACTATCAGCAGTGGTGGTAATGTCTATACTTACAATGGCCCAACTGTTGCATTTGCTGGTTACACATCACCTCCAGCTTGGAGAACCAGTGATGTAACTCCACGTCCAGATGGTTCTGTATGGTTTAAAACAACAGCCACTGGTAACGGTGCTAGCTATGCAATCAAAGAATACAGTGCTGTATTAGACAGTTTCACACTGTTAAGTGCTCCATTGTACATAGGTGATGCAGCAGCTATCTATGGCCTAGATCCAGTAGGTGGTGGTGCTGGCCTTGATGCAGGTGCATTATATGTCAAATATGACCTATTAGGTACAAATTCAGCTACATTTACTCCTTTAATCAAGAACGTCCAAGGTATCTTGACTGTCACTGGTACAGTAGCAGGTGGATCAGCATTAACATATCGAGCCAATGACAGTTTTAGCATGAGTGTAAGTGTTCCAGGTAGTTCAACACTAAACACAGCCACAGTGACTATCGGCGGTAGCGGTAACGTACAACCAGCAACAGCATTGGTTAGTGCTATACTAGCAGCTAATTTTCCAAATGTCACAGCAGGTATTAACTCAGATGGACAAGTTTTTATTAGCCATCTGGCTGGTGGTGTTATTGGATGGACGCAGTTAGTTGGTACTCCGATGAACACAGCTGGGTTAAATAGTTCTATTCGTGTACAAGAACTAACTCCAAACGTGGTATATCTAGCTAGTCCATTTACAGAACTAACCTATACATATTCAGCAACAGAGCCTTACAGTGATCCACGCGATGGTACGTTATGGTACTATAGTGATCCATTAGTAGCTGACATCCTAATCAATGATGGTGCAGGTTGGAAAGGTTATCGAAACGTGGCAAATGATGCACGTGGATATGATCTAACGGCAACAGACCCAGCTGGCCCAATTTTTGCAGCTAGCCAACCACTAACACAGAATGACGGTACTAGTCAATTAGCCCAAGGTGACTTATGGATCAGTACCAGTGATGCTGATCTAGCCAACTATCCTGTATTGTATCGCTACAATGGTGCGACATGGGAATTATTTGACAACGCAGATGATGTTGATGCTAATGGTATAGTGTTTGCAGATGCACGTTGGTCAGCTACAGGTAACGTTGACGTTGTCACAGGCAGCTTGCCAACTATCACAAGTTTGATTACCAGCGATTACGTAGATGCAGATTGTCCAGCATATCAACTATATGCACGTGGTACAATATTATTCAATACACGTCGCAGTGGATTTAACGTTAAACGTTTTGACAGCACAGGATTTACCAGTGCTCAACTAGCAACAGTCACAGGCACAGAAGCAGCAACATGGTTCACACAAAGTGGAGTTGATCCTACAACAGCAGTTCCATATTTTGGTACTAAAGCACAACGATCAACAGTGGTTGAAGCACTCAAAGCAGCAGTGGCCGCAAGCACAGTGTTACGTGAAGAACAGACAAATTTCAACTTGATCTGTTGCCCAGGATACCCTGAACTGATCCAAGACATGATCACCTTAAACAATGATCGCCTTAACACAGCTTTTATTATTGGTGATAGTCCATTAGACCTAACTAGTGATTCAACTAGCATTGATGCATGGGCTAGAAATACCAACCTTGTGGTAGACAATGGTGTAGATGGCCTAGTCAGCAACAGTGAATATCTAGGAGTTTACTATCCAAGTGGATTCGCTACTAATCTAGATGGAGAAAGCGTCGTGGTTCCTCCAAGCCATATGATGCTGAGAACTATCATCCGCAGTGACGCTGTTAGTTATCCATGGTTTGCACCAGCAGGTGTGCGCCGCGGTTTAATCGATAATGTCACAGCTATTGGTTATGTTGATACAGCAGACAATAATACGTTCAAGTCAATTGGTGTAACAGCTGGTCTGCGTGATGTTCTATACAGAAACAGAGTTAATCCAATCACTATATTACCTGGTGTTGGTTTGGTAGCATATGGTCAGAAAACTCGCAGTGCGCAAGCAAGTGCGATGGATCGTATCAATGTGGCAAGACTAGTTGTTTATCTAAGAACAATACTAGGTAGGATTGCACAGCCATTTATATTTGAACCGAACGACACGATCACACGTAGCCAAGTCAAAGGAGCATTTGATTCAGTGTTTAATGATCTAGTTGCTAAACGTGGTATCTATGATTACTTGGTAGTGTGTGATACATCAAATAACACTCCTATCAGGATTGATAATAATGAATTGTATATTGATATCGCTATACAACCAGTTAAAGCTATTGAGTTTATCTATATTCCGGTTCGCTTACAAAACACCGGAGCAGCTTTGACTATTAATTAATATACGCATATTATGGGAGGAGTGATCCTCCCCCAATATGAGATAAAAACAGCTAAATACTATTATAGTATCTAAAGGAAAATAAGATGGCAACATCATCATTAACAAATTTTACAGTACCCCTAAGCACAAATCAGAGTGCTAGTTCACAGGGTCTGTTAATGCCAAAATTAAAGTTCCGCTTTCGCGTGACTTTCTTGAATTTTGGTGTTACACAACCTACTACTGAGCTGACCAAACAGATCATGGATTTCAAACGTCCAACAGTAGAGTTTGAAGAAATCCTTATTCCTATCTATAACAGCAAGGTATACTTAGCAGGTAAACCAACCTGGCAACCAGTTACTTGTATGCTACGTGATGATGCGGGTGGTGAAGTGAGCAAACGTGTTGGTGAACAGATGCAGAAACAATATGATTTCTTTGAACAAAGTTCTGCAAGTTCAGGGATTGACTACAAATTTACTACAGTTCTTGAAGTCCTTGATGGTGGCAATGGTACGAACGTTCCTAACATCCTTGAAACTTGGGAGATGTATGGTTGTTATCTCAGCAACACAGACTATGGTGATAATAACTATGCTACTAATGATCCAATGACAGTATCATTAACAATACGTTACGACAACGCACTGCAAACACCTACAGGTTCAGGTATTGGTGCTCAGATAACAAGAACACTAGGCACAGTGATCACTGGCTAATCCAGACGAAACCTCTCAAAAAGCTCGGCGTAAAAAACCGAGCTTTTTTTATCGGATAAATATATAAAACGGAAACGATCATGGCAAGAAACAACATCTGGGGCGATATATTACAGTCAATAGCACCTAATAGAAACGTTAGAGACTATCAACATGCCGCACGAACATTTATCGATGGCCTGTATAGACTTAGTCCTAAATTAAATAATCTATTCCACGTGTTTATTGATGTAAATCCAAGCATAGCCAACATGGATCAATTGAGCCAGATAGAAACGGGGCTCATGGCCAAGCAAGTACAGTTACCTAAATTTACTGTCACCACCAAAACGCATAATGCCTACAATAGAAAGACAGTACAACAAGAAAAGGTTACCTATGATCCAGTGACCATCACCTTCCATGATGATAGTGCTGATGTGGTTCGCAAGTTCTGGTATAACTACTATTCTTACTACTACAGAGACAGCGATTATCCATTAGAAAATTTCAAAGATGACAGCAAGTATAAGCAACGCCAACAACAGAATTGGGGTTACACGCCCAAGACCGATCTAGCAGGTAACATTCCTTTTATCACCAGCATAAGAATTTATAGTTTGCATCAAAAACGTTTCAGCAGCTATTATCTAATCCGCCCAATGATCAGCATATTCCAACATGGCCAACACACAGCCGGTGAATACCAACCATTAGAACATACCATGACGGTTAACTATGAAAGTGTGCTGTATGACACAGGTCCAGTCAGCAATGGCACAGTCCTGGGCTTCAGCGAAGTACACTATGATAATACCAGCAGCCCACTGCGTAATCTTGGTGCGCTGATTGGTGCTGGTGATAGCATATTGAATAGTATTGAGAATGGTGACCTAGGCAGCACGGTACAAAATGTCATCAATGCCACGAATATCCTCACCGGCACCAACACACAGATCAAACAAACACCTGCAGTGGATCTGAGCCAAATTGGTGAAAATATCATGAAAGGTCGCAACCCACTCAGCAGTATTTTCGTGCCTACCAGCGGGTCAGTTCGACAAGGTATCAGTAAAGCTACTTCAGGTATTTTTGGCTCAAGCAATCAAGGACGCACAGACGTATAAGGATATACTATGTCAGCAACTTCAGGAAATCTACCAACCAACGATGGGTTAAACAACACCCAACAATACTTCAATAATTTCTACATCCAACAGCCCGTGGTCGGTCCCAGCGAAAATGATGCAGTGGTGGCCTATTTCCAAATGATAACAGGGGACAGGGAAACTGGTAAAACACTAGCAGGTGCTGTGGTCTATACCTGCATACAGCAGAGCCTAGATCCTGTAGAAGTTGTTGAGCAGTTGAAAAAATTCAGTGACAAAAATAGGCTAACAAGTCCTACATATTCCAGTGAAACCAATAGCGATGCACAAGACACAAATGTCTATAATTCAAATACAGGAAACTGGAACGCAGGATCAAAACAGTATGCTAAACCGGGTCCTAGCGTGCCTTATAATAATCTCAGCGAACTTGATGCATATTTAACCATGCTGTTGAATCTTAATCGCGTGGGAACCAGTTTACTTGGATTGAATAACAGTCCCAGGACTGGCAAATACATACAGAGAACTATCTTAGCATAATGGCCAAGTACGCTAACGGCAAATATACAGTTAAAAATCCAGAAAAATATATGGGAAAGAAAAGCCCCACATATCGCAGCAGTTGGGAATTTGCCTTTATGAACTTCTGTGACAATAACCCAGCGGTGTTGAATTGGACGTCAGAGAGTGTTAAGATTCCTTACTACAATCCAGTCAGTGGTAAGAATACTATCTATGTTCCAGACTTTCTCATAGTCTATATAGATGCTAACCAAAAGCAACACACAGAAGTAGTAGAAGTAAAGCCCTCAGCTGAGACTACCATGGAATCAGCACGTAGTTATCGCGATAAATTAAGTGTAGCAATGAACATGGCCAAATGGGCAGCCGCAGACAGTTGGTGCCGTGCTAACAACATGCGATTCCGTGTCATAACCGAATACGATATATTCAAGAACGTCAAGCGGTAAATACTGCTACCATGAAAAAACTTGAAGAACTATTTAATCTATCACCTGCCGAAGAAACATCAGCTGAAGAAGCTAAATCCAGCATTGAAGAAAATCGTGCTATCATCAAAGAAGTAGATCTGGCCATCGACAAGATCGATGCCGCCTTGCCATTTGTTAATGATTTAGATATTAGCGATAAAGAGTTAGATGATCTCAGCGATCTTGCTAAAGAAAAATTCCAGGACCTAATTGATCTAGGCATGAACGTTGAAGCACGCTTCAGCGGACACATCCTAGCTACAGCAGGCACACTGTTAGGACATGCTATTACAGCTAAACAAGCCAAGCTGGATAAAAAGCTACGTATGGTTGATTTACAGCTGAAAAAGGCTCGTTTAGATCAACAAAACAGCAAAAACGATGGTGAAAAACTAGTAGATGCCGCCGATGGCAAGGGTGTAGTGTTGGATCGCAACGAATTGCTCAAGCAGATCCTAGGTAAATAATCTCCGGATTCTTGATAAATAACACTAATAGGATACATTCATATGAAAAACTTTTTAAAATATCTAAGCGAAGTACAAAAAACCTACGAATTCCGCATCAAGATCGCCAACTGTGATCCCAAGGATCAGTTAGATGGTCTTAAGGTTGGGTTATCTAAATATGCAGTGGAAAGCGTCAGCACAGCTAAACGCTTGCCGATCAAAGCCAACGACATTGATTTCCCTAGCATTCCTAACTGCGAAGTATTCCTGATGGATGCTGTGCTAAAATATCCAGTGAATGATCAACAACTGCGCACGATCGTGGCAGAACGCCTTGGTTGTCCTATAGCTAATGTTGTGGTTGTTCCTAAGAATCATCCAGAAGAAATTTGGCGCTGGGATATAGATGGACAAAGCGAACTACGAGAATATGTGCAGGGTGAAGACGTCCTAACTAAACCTCTTCCAGAAGCTGATGCAGATCAAAAAGCAGCCAGCAAGGCTTACAGCCTAGCAGGAACCATACTTAAAGAATTAAGCAAACCAGCAGAGTTTGAGATAGCGGGCAGTGACAATACTATCGGTGGTGTTGCAAATCCTGCCCATGGTAAGACTACTAATGATATTCCGAGCGGTAAGGATGCTCCATTGAGCAAACAAAATAAGATACCAAGCGCAAAATAACATGAGTGAAAATATCTACGATATCTTATCTAAATTAAATGGTGCTATGGGCAAGATACCATCCAGCACTGTTGAAGTTGATACCATCGTAGAAAGCATAGACCCCGATGATCTATCTGGTGCTGTTAGTTTATTAGAAAAAAAATTCAATAAATTTAATCCCGAGGATGATAATGAAGGCAACTGGTTAAATCCCAAGGCCAAACGCACAGTCCAACTGGCCAAGGCCAAATATCCTGAAACTGCCAGCGATCTCGAAGCAGTGGTCGCAGCGATGGGAGACAAGACCGAAGAACTGGATCAGCGCGATAGAGAAACCGGCGAGTGGATGAACAAAGCCAAGTCTACTATTGATGCCCAACAGAAAGAAATCAAACAAACAGAACAGGCCATCGTTGCCGCTAATGCACGCTATGATGCACAGGAAAAACGATTCCAAGATTTCACCCAACAGGTAGCTGCGGCTAACCTACCAGTCCAACAACAGGCTCAAGCATCTGTGGATTTTGCCAAGGCAACGAAAGATACCGGAGCGGCTCCAGAAAAAATAGCTGCGCGAGGTAAAGAGATCGTAGCCAAGGCCAAAGAAAAAGCCAAGGCTAAAGAAAAAGAGCAACCATCAATTAGTCCTGCCAGTACAGCTACTACAGATAAAAAAGAACCAGATACAACAGCGACTACTAGTACAACTGGGTGGAGTTCATTAAAATCCGTAAAAGGTACTGATTTGCCAAAATCTAAAACTAACTCAACGGATCAACCATCACCAGGTGAAATCCCACAAATCACTCCTGCACCAATATCAACAGCTCCAAAGACACAACCAAAGAATTATGGAAAAGCTGCAGCTGTTTTTAAGAAGCGATCAGGAGCCAAGTTGGAAGAAGCATTACTCAATGAACTATCACCAACGGCATCAAAAAATACAGCGGCATTATATCAATGGTCAGATGCTTGGGCAAAATATCAAGAAGCGACGCAACTAGGACCACAACCAGGACAGGCATTACCAACTGCACCACAAGAATCTATTAAATTAGAATTTGAAGACGGAGTAGTTAACATATCCAAAGCTACCATGGACAAATTTATCACGATCCTTACTAAAATGTCTGCTAAACAGCAAGATCAGTTTATTAATAATGTATTGGGTGATAGAAGTCAGTTTGTTTGGTTCATAAACAATATAAATGAGCCAGCACCAAAAAAAGCTGCACCAGCACCAGCACCATTAAAGAAAGGCCAAACACAAGATCTGTTTGCTCCACTAGCAAACACTCCAACCGGAACACAAGGACAATTTGATTTAGGAACCCCTACTATGAATGAAACTATTAACAAACTAGCAACAAGTCTGATGGAAAGATTTGCAAAATTCAGTGAAGATGCAAAACCAGACTTCTTAGATCTTGACAAAGATGGTGACACTGATGAGCCAATGAAATTGGCGGCTAAGAGTGCTAAAAAACACGAACCAGCTGAGATAGACAAAGACGCAGTGGCTAAACGCAAACGCCTACAGGCACTAAAAGACAAACAAGAAGACGAACGTGCAGAAAAGGGCGACTATGATGAAAAATCATCTACACGTAAGATCAAAGGTCGTGCTTACGGTGGCTCTGCACAAAAAGACGATGAAGAAAAAGATCTAGATGAGAGCGGTTTACAAGCATACTTAGGTAAAAAGAAATATGGCAAAGAAGGCATGAAAGCTCTACAGCAAGCAGGCCGTGAAGGTGCCGGCAAAGAGACCATGGCTAAGCTACGTGCTAGACATGACAAGTTTGATGAATCAGCTAAACCAGACTATATCGATCTCGACAAAGATGGCAACAAAACAGAACCAATGAAGAAAGCGGCCAAAAATGCTAAACAAGTTGATGAAGTAGCACCTCCAGGTGCCAAAGCTGAACGCATGGTTAAACACATCAAGAAAGGCTATGCTAAAGACGGTAAACTATCTAAACGTGAAAAAGGTATCGCTTACGCAACAGCATGGAAAGCACGTAATAAAGGTCAGGTAGAAGAAGCTACAAAATTTGGTGACACAGTTAAAAATTCCAAAGCAGAATTAAAAAAACACAAAATGGTCAAAGAAGGACGCAACGCAGAAAGCAGTGAATACACTTATGAAACAATAGGTCGAGTCTTGTGTGATGAACAACCAGGATTAGATGTTAATTCAGAAGCTTTCGTTAAAGCAGTCTACGATGAACTGATTGAATTAAAATTAACACCTAAAGCCGCACGTTGGTTAGTACACTATGATGAAGACTTCATCAGTGATGCCGCTACATCATACGGACATTTCTGTGCTAGCAAAGAAAAAGAAGCCATGGAATGTGGTGCACCGATGAACAGTTTCGTCAGTGAAGAACCTCTATTAGATGCAGAACACGAGCTAGCAGAAATTGCTAAACTAGCAGGCCTAGCACGTGAGGACTTCAATCCAATGGTACCAGGTGACTCAGCAAGTCCATTGACCTATGCAGGTTGCTCAAAATGTAATGCTGATCCTTGCTGTTGTGAGGATGTAAAAGCCATGGACGAAGGTATGGGCTGTAGCGAAGAAGAATTGAATGAAGCCGCGACACGCAAAGATTTCCGCATGGTAGCTGATCTACTTAAATCGATTCCTGATATGGCAAAACGAACAGAATTAGCCATGTATCACGCAGATATATTCAAGCAACAAAATTCTCGTTTCAAGAAAGAAATGTTTTTAGCAGCCGCAGGGGTTGACACTACTCCTATCAAAGATGTTGAAGATGAAGTATTGGTCGGCGAAGCAGAAGTAGAAGAAGGTAACGAATTCTCAGGTGCATTAGCCAAAGCTCGCGCCGACGGGAAAAAGGAGTTTGAAGTGGACGGTAAAAAATACACAGTAAAAGAAGATATCAACTTAAACGTATCAGCTAACGGCGAAGAAGATGTAGTTAATCTAATCCGCAAGTTAAGTGGCATGCCAGTGGTTGCTATCCAAGCACAACCAGCGATGGCTGAAGAAGTCGTTGCTGAAGAAGGTCCTAAAGAGCGTGACATAGAGTATACAAACACTCCACGTGAAGAAGTTGCAGGAACAGATGCAGCTATTCCGAGTGGTACTGATCTACATCGTTCTAAGAAAGCATACAGTGATAAACCATTCCGTGGTGACAATCCAATGGCAGTAGCAGAAGCCAAAGAAGAAAGTCTTTGGAAAGCATACGAAAGTATGATTAACGACGTTAAGGCATAATATGAAAGAGCTTAAAGAATTTGTTGAGATGATGGATGCTATTGCTGCAGGTGAACCTATCAAGGAAGATGCTGTAGATAGAACACATCTCAGTGATATGCTAGACCAGCTCGAAGAACATCTTAATCAAGCTGCAGGTATCGCTGGTGATCTAGCACGTTATGGACGTGATCTTCCGGGTCCATTCGCAGGCCAGATCCGTAGTTATCTTGCTCCACATTTAGAAAGTTTCATAGATGATCGCCGCCAACCAGGTAGCATAGCTAGCCTACGCAATATGTTAATTAACAGTGGCGACGAAGACGAAGATCAAGACGATTATGAAAATCAATGAGATCATCACTGAAGTAATAAAAAGAGGTGAGCTTCGTAAGTCAACTCGCCAATCTCTATCAAACGTAAATAGTTATCCATATTTAGATAATAATTCACATCCTTATGTTGCTTACAGATTTGGTATGGCACTAGCACGAAGTCCCGATGACGTAATTGATCCTCTAGGTCCAATTGGTAGTGAATTTACAACGGTTGGATATAGTGATGCTGATCAAGAAATCATCGATCATGCACGCAAAGAATTTGGATTAAAAACAAGAAAACACAGCGGAAAAGGCAGTGAAGAATTAGAAAAAATCAACAAAGTCAGTCCAGTAGCTAAACCTAAACGTAACAAATACGGAGTTTAACATGGATGATATAGATCAAATTAAGCAGTTAGCTGGCATCAATGGTAATGCAGGTAAATTAGCTGAATATAAAGGCTACGACACTCCTACTAGATTAGAAGGTAGTAATCCTAGCATCACAGCTATGGAAAAAATCAACTATCAAAAAGAGCACAACATCCAACCAGGTACGCCAGAGTGGTTTAGGCTTTGGTTTGCGCTTCCGCTGATGACGAACGAAAAACCCTGGTAATTGTAATACACACACACTGCCAAGATAAGTAATAGTATGGCAACAGCTAAAGGTACAGACAGCGTTCTAGTAAAGAAACCTCATACTCGTGAGAGCTTTACAGAAGAACAATTAAGAGAATTCGCAAAGTGCGCAGATCCCGTCTTGGGCCCTGAATACTTTATGAGTCACTACTTTTATATACAGCATCCTACTCGTGGCCGTATGCTGTATACACCTTTTGAGTATCAAAAACGCCTGATACATTCATACCATAACTACCGATTCAGCATCTCACTAATGCCTCGGCAAACAGGTAAATCAACTTCAGCCGCAGGATACCTACTTTGGTATGCTATGTTTGTTGCTGATGCAACTATCCTAATTGCCGCACACAAATACACAGGCTCACAAGAAATCATGCAACGTATACGCTACGCTTACGAAAGCGTGCCGGATTTTATACGTGCTGGTGCTGTGAGTTACAACAAGGGTAGTATAGACTTTGACAATGGTAGTCGCATAGTGAGTGCTACTACAACAGAAAACACTGGTCGAGGTATGTCTATATCATTACTATATGCAGATGAGTTTGCTTTCGTCCGTCCTACTATTGGTCGTGAGTTCTGGACTTCAATCAGCCCCACATTGGCCACTGGTGGTAAATGTATTATCACTAGTACACCTAACAGTGATGAAGATCAGTTTGCTACCCTATGGAAAGGTGCTAACAAGCAGTTTGATGAATTTGGCAATCCAACTGAAATAGGTATTAACGGATTCAAAGCGTTTCGTAGCTATTGGAATGAACATCCAGATCGCGATGAAGCATGGGCAGTACAGACTCGTAGTCAGCTAGGCGATGAACGTTTCCGTAGAGAAATGGATTGTGAATTTATCATCTGGGAAGAAACCTTGATCAGTCCTAGTTTCTTAGTTGAAATGCAAGGGTTAGATCCCATAGAACGCCAAGGGCAGGTACGTTGGTATAAACGTCCAGAAGCACAGTATACCTATGTGGTGTCCTTAGATCCCAGCCTAGGTACAGGTGGTGACCCAGCTGGTATACAGATATTTGAGTTGCCCACATTTAGGCAAGTAGGTGAATGGCAGCATAATCGCACACCCATACAGCAACAGGTGGGAATCCTAACAGAGATTACCAAATATCTAGCTGAAACTGTAAGTCCTAATAATATCTATTACAGTGTCGAAAATAACACCGTAGGCGAAGCGGCTCTGATCAGCATCAGTGAAATTGGTGAAGAGAACATCAAGGGTATATTCCTGAGCGAACCTAAACGTATGGGTTCCGGTCGACGTTATCGCAAGGGATTTAATACCACTAATTCCAGCAAGATATCAGCCTGTGCTAAACTTAAAAATCTAATAGAATCCAAGCGTATGATGATCGTCAGCCGTCCACTAATATCAGAGCTAAAAACATTTGTGGCACATGGTAGCAGCTATGCGGCAAAACCGGGCGAAACCGACGATCTAGTGATGAGCTTGATCTTAATAGTACGCATGGCACAGATGCTGCAGAGCTTTGACAGCCAGCTGGATTTGACCATGAAAGACAGCCTAGAAGACATAATCGAGCCCATGCCATTCTTTATCACTTAAGATAAATACTTACATGAGAGAAATTAACAAGATAGCAGAAGGTCTATTTGAGAAAATCCGTGATAGATTTGAGGATGTCAGCTTGGGTGATGACAAAGCCAAGGCCACCACAGATCCAGAATCTGCACGTTTTTTCAACTTTGATTATGTGATAGATGACCATGATCACGGTAATATCACCATCAGTTTGATAGATGAAACCAGCCTAAAAGTCTATTTTAGCAAGAACATCAGCGATGATCTGGATGACGAACACAAGCAAGAATGGTATAGATTCCTGCGCGAACTGCGTGAATTTGCCAAGCGTAATCTGCTCAGCTTTGAACCCAGAGACATCACACGCTCGACTCTAAAACATCGTGATATACAGCAGATCAGCAAGTCAGATGATACCTATACTAGAGACGATGTGGTCAGCGAAAGCCTATATGGTACTCGACGATCAAGCTACGAAAAGAAAGGCCCTGTACGCATCATAGTTCGCCACAGCCAACCTATCCTAGATGAAGAAAATCGCCGTGCCCGAGCACATCATATCAACAGCATCTACGTTGAAAATCAAGAAGGCGAGCGTTTCAAGATGCCAGTCAAGAGCTTGAAACTAGCCCGTGCAGTAGCACAGCATTTCAAACAAGGTGGTGATCTACACGATGATCTAGGTCAGCATATCTGTGAAATGGCTATAGAAGCAGCCAAACTGAAACCATTCTTGAACAAGGTCCGCCGCAGAACATTTGAAGACACGCAAACACACGCGATGGTAGAAGCAGCATTTGAATATCATGGCCTATTAAACAACACACTAACTCGCATGACAGGCAAGAAAGGTTACAAAAAATGCGCAGAACAATTCGTAGCAACATCGACTTCGTACATTCCGGAAGTTGACACCGATGAAATGAAAGAGCGTTTCGTTAAACGCACATTTGATGAACGTTTAGAGGAAGCATTACCTTTGGTACATAAGGCATATAACATGAAGAAAGAAAATAAATTTGCAGAACAATTTGAAAGCTGGGCTGATACAGTCAGTGAAGGTACTTGGGCAGTGCCAGACAGTGATGATGAAGTTGGTAAGTTGATCGACGTACTAAATCAACCCTTGCCAGTAGGAGTAGATGGGCAGAACGCTACCAACGCACTGTACGATATCATCGGTGACGACAGACTGTTCGATCGTTTAGGAGAACTGGCTGATTCAGATCCAGAAGCAGATGCACGTGATCTGGTAGTTGATTGGCTACAGGATAACCTACCGCACATCTATCAACAGATCATGAATGAAATTGGTGACCAAGATACACCAGCAGAACCAGCAGAAGACAATCAAGAAGTAGATGAAGGCAACACTTATGGCTCAAGCAACAGTGGCATAGATGGTGTGGTCTACGAAGAAGATGATGACAGCCAAGATGATGACGGCGGCTTTGAAGCGATCCAGTCAGCTATCATCCGTAGGATCGCACACAGCCATCATGAACTATTGATGAAACTAGGTCCAGATGGTGTATTAGAAGCGGCACGTGAAATCGCCAATTGGACTGCGCCTGTTGAAGAAATTGGCACTAGTGATGTCAGTGGTTGGGTTCGACAAATTGAACAGGACGCTGGTATCGAAAGTAAAGAAGTAACAGAAGAACGAGATATTGACGACAGCGAAGAAGTTTGTGTTTACTGTGGCGAACCACGTGATGATAAGTTTGGTTGCTGTGAAGAAAATCATTTTATCTCAAAGAAAGAATTTGACCAAGACAATGAAGTAAACGAAGCCAAAGACAAAGTAACATACGATCCCAAGACAGGCAAATTAACAGGTTGGGAACACGAAGGTGATTGGAAAAAACAAACTAAGAAGAAAGATCCTGTAGGTAAAATCCATCACATGAGTGACGTTGCCCGCAGACGAACAGAAAAGATGGCTAAAGATGAAACACTAGAAGAAGCATTTGAAAGATTAGTAAACGAAGGTGCTATTAACGTAGGCGATATTATTCAGAAGAAAGGTGCACCAGAAATCCAAGGTAAAGTAACAGGCGAAGAATATGAAAACTATATTATCCAAGTTGACGACGACCAATATCAAATTCCAAAACTTGAAGCAGAAAAGGTAGCCAAAGAAGCGATAGAATTACCAGACAATCCTGATTACAAACCATATGATAAACCAACATTCCAACGTAAAGGCATCACTCCAGGTCAACCCACAGGCACTTTGCCAGGTGTTAATCCAACAGCTCAAAGAGAAAAACAACCATGGGCAGGTATTAATACTGCTGAACCTGCTTACAAGAGAAAAGCACAATACGATCAAGAAAGAGAACAAATGAAGAAATTAGCAGGCGTAAAATAAGATACAATATCACAAGACCAAGGCACTTTTATAGTGCCTTTTGTTTTGGCTAAAATAATTGAAAATATCACTTGCGGAATAAATAATTATAGCGTATTATATATAAATGCATAGTACGTTTAGGCATATTAAAGACCAACTTAAAACACAAGGAGTAATAACATGGCAACATCATTAGCAGAAATCCGTGCAAAGTTACAAGCATCAGAAAACCGTGGCACAGGCGGTAATTCACAAGGTGGTGGCGACAACGCTATCTACGCACACTGGAACATCCAAGAAGGCACAAACGCTCGCATTAGATTCCTTCCAGACGCAGACACAAAAAACACATTCTTTTGGGCAGAACGAGCAATGATCAATTTACCGTTTGCTGGCGTTAAAGGTCAAGCAGATAGTAAACCAGTCACTGTACAAGTACCATGCGTTGAGATGTGGGGTGAAGCATGTCCAATCTTAGCAGAAGTTCGTACTTGGTTTAAAGACCAAAGTCTAGAAGAAATGGGTCGTAAGTATTGGAAGAAAAGATCATACTTGTTCCAAGGTTTTGTGCGTGAGAATCCTATCACAGACGATAAGACACCAGAAAATCCAATCCGTAGATTTATTATTAGTCCACAGATTTTTAACTTGATCAAATCAGCACTGCTTGATCCAGAGTTAGAAAACTTACCAACAGACTACCAAGGTGGTTTAGACTTTACAGTTACTAAAACATCAAAAGGTGGGTATGCTGATTATTCAACAAGTAAATGGTCACGTAAAGAATCTGCATTAACAGCAGAAGAAGCGGCAGCAATCGAAACTCATGGCTTATACAACTTGAAAGATTTCTTACCTAAGAAACCAAGCGAAGTTGAACTTAAAGTCATGAAAGAGATGTTTGAAGCGTCAGTTGATGGTCAAGCATATGACGCAGATCGTTGGGGTAATTATTACAAACCAAGAGGCGTAACAATCGTCTCGGCTGAATCAGCTGCTCCGGCAGTAGTCGCTCCTACACTGACAGTTGATGGTCATGGTGATGTGCATGAAATTGAAGACACACCAGCTCCAGTGGTTACAGAGGCTGCACCAGCGGCTCCTACAGCACCGGTTGCAACACCCCCTGCAGGTGGAACAGCACGTGCCGAAGACATCCTAGCGATGATTCGTAACCGTCAAAAGACAAACTAAGTAGTAAGTAGATGTTAAGTAGGATTGATGACATTATCTTTCCTAACCGTTGTGAAGTTATAGAAATAGAAGCTTCACAACGGGGCATCTATCCCATTTATAAAAATGGCAGTAGTAGTTTTTATGAACATGTTCGCCAGAATAACTGTAAGATACTAATAAACGACCAAATTAAACGTATACCGATAGTAGATATCATCTTGCGCGATCCTATGCAGAGATTTTTGTCTGGATTTAACACCTATGTCTACAATACCAAACGTAATAATCCACAATTAGACGTAGATACTGTTATATACTTTGCTGAAGAGTATTTGTTTTTAAATAGACACTATGCCCCTCAAATAAGTTGGATTGTTAATTTGTCTAAGTATATTAACAAAGATACTGTGCTACGATTGCATGATATGACAGCGATAAGTAAGTTTACCAACATATCAATTAAACCAGAAGAAACAAATATGCTGTCTGCAGAAGTAGTAGACCGACTAAAAAATAATTTACATAATGAAATGTATCAACGTCTGGATCATTATCTATTAGAAATGATAGGTCAGGAAGTTACATTCAGTGAGATATTGGCTCACTTACACAGTCAAGATCCTATAGCATATTCAAAATTACAATGCATTGCCCTAGACTAGATCATTTCGTGCGATTAAATCCCAACGGTACTGTCGGCCGTTGTGGCCACATGGTTGATGCACCAGAGTTTAATACACTTGAGGAAATGGACGAAAGCCTGTGGTTGCGTAATGTCAAATTATCTATGCACAAAGGCCTCTGGCCTAAATGGTGTGAAAGATGTAAACAAACAGAACAGGAAAATAACACTAGTATTAGATTAAACGCTATTAAATTTGATCAATTGCAAAAACAAGAAGATTATCTGTCAGTGGGAGGGGTGCTTGATAATATATGTAATAGCGCATGTCTGACTTGTAACGAAAATCTAAGCACACTAATTGGCGGATTAAAAAGTAAAACATATCCAATTGTGGACAATTCTAGTAAATTTTGGGAGTTACCTTTAGATAGGGTAGTACATTTAGATATCAATGGCGGTGAACCTAGCTATAGTAAAAACTATAAACATATACTAGCAAACTTACCTAAGAATATTAAAAGTGTCAGGCTCAATACAAACTGTAGCACAGTATTAGAAGAACTGTGGATCCTATGCCGTCGTGGTGTACAGGTCACAGTAACAGTCAGTCTCGATGGTATCGGCCCCGTACATGATCTAGTGCGTTGGCCTGTTAAATGGGATAAGTTCTATGCAAACTTGCAACGTTATATGGAAATGCCGGTTAAACTAAACACTTGGACTACGGTTAGTGTATTGAACGTAGATGACTTACCTAATATATTAGAGTTTGTTAAATTACACAAATTAGATCATAGTTATGCCTATCTTAAAGAACCATCAGAACTGGCGGTTGAAAATAAAGATACTCTGGAGTCTCTGGCATACATACAAGAACAAAAACGATTAAGAGGTATGGAATGAAACCCTATGCAGAATTAACCTGCGATGATCTGCACACCATACAGTGTGATATCTATAAATTCCTCTCAGATCAAACAGAATTAGGGTCACTCGATTTTAAAAATTGGCAGTTTGTTGAAACTAAAAAATTAGTAACTTCTAGTCCACACTTGGCTAAATTTTTTCTAAAACATAGACTATATGTTAAAAATGCCGCAGTTACGGTATTATATGATGATTTACCTTTGCATTTAGACGCACCACCAATGGTAGCAAAAATTAATATTCCTATACTAAACACACAAGGATGGATAAATCGTTGGTATAATGTAAGCGAAAAAGAAATAGCACAGTTACCTAAAACCAAAAATCAATTTGGTAGTGAGCAGGAAGATGTTAGCAGTTTAGATGCTGATACATTACCTGTATTAGCAGAAATACATGACTTATCTAAACCTGTAGTGTTCAATTCGAGAATACCACACAGTGTTATTAAAATAACAGCGACAAAATTACCAAGGGTAGTGGCCAGCTTTACATTTGTTAACGATCCACAACATTTATTACGATGAAGATAGCTATCACAGGACATAGTGCAGGTATAGGACAAGCCCTAGCAAAAATATATGATAGTCAGGGCCATGAAATAGTCGGACTTAGCCGTCGTAATGGTTATAACATTCGTAGCATACCTAAGGTAGCAGGTATGATTGAACCTTGTGATATGTTTATTAACAACGCACAAGTTGGATATGCTCAAACAGAATTATTATTTGAAGTTTGGCGACGTTGGAGAGGACAACAGAAATATATCGTCAACGTTGGCACACAGATGACTGACATGTTCTTACCGCCGAAAGAAGAATGGGACGAATATATCATACAGAAAAAAGCATTAGATTTATCAACACAGTTATTAGAACAAAGATCCGAATGGCCGAGACTATTGTTGGTGCGTCCAGGGGCCATCGCAACACAACCAAGGCAACATCCACCTGAGTATATGGATGTAGATGAATATGCTCGAGGAATAGTAGAATGGATAGCAAAAAATATCTAACAGATAAAAACTTCTGTCCTATTCCCTGGACAGGATTTATGTATAACTTTGACGGCACAGTGAAGAACTGTATCCGCAATCCTGCACCTATCGGTAATTTAAAAGAAAATAGTATTACAGAGATACTGCAAGGCGAAGTTAACTTAACAACCAAGCACAATATGTATTATAACAAACCCGGTCCGACTTGTAATGTTTGTTACGATTTAGAACGAGATACTAAAAGTTTTGACATTATCAGCGATCGTGTGTTTTATCTTAAAGAACTTAAAGATGTTGATCTTAACACTTATAAAAGTATCGACACATTTAATTTAAGTGCTATTGACATACGCTGGAACAATACCTGTAATTTTGCCTGCGCATATTGCAGTCCAGAATTCAGCAGTAAATGGGCTACTGAATTAGGAGTAAAGTTTGATGAGGTTCCACAACGCAGATTACAACAGATGAAACAATATGTTTTTGATCGTGTAGAACAATTAAAGCATGTTTATCTAGCAGGCGGTGAACCTTTGCTGATGAAAGAAAATCTAGAGTTATTAGAACTATTGCAGGAAAAAAATCCTCAAGTTAATCTTAGGATAAACACTAATTTAAGCAAGACAGGCACAAGAGTATTTGAAAAAATATGTGAGTTTCCTAATGTACATTGGACCGTGAGTATCGACGAAATGGGCACAGAATTTGAATATATTAGACATGGCGGAACCTGGCAAGATTTTCTAGATAATCTTAAACAAATCAGTAAGCTCAATCATAAGATATCATTTAATATGTTACATCACTTGTTAAATTATCGATCGATATTTGATACTATTAGATTCTTTAAAAATATGGGATTTCATGATAATAGTTTTGTGATAGGAGCACTATTGAATCCAGACTACCTAAATATTAGACATTTACCAAATACTATGTTACAATCAATAGAGCGAGAATTAGAAAACTGGATTAATCAGAAACCAGGATTTTTACTTGAAAACGGTCTTAGAAATGTGTTACAGTATATAAAAGAACCCGTAGAAAAGAATATCGAATACTGTTTAGCAGAGATAGCAAAGATGGATCAACGACGTAACGTTAACAGCAAGACAGTATTTCCAGAATTATATAATTTATTAGAGAGGCAATAATCATGGCAAAACCATTTGATATATCAAAATTTAGAAAATCAATTACCAAGTCAATCGACGGACTTAGTACAGGATTTAACGATCCTACTGATTGGATTTCAACAGGCAATTACACACTTAATTACCTAATCAGTGGAGACTTCCACCGCGGAGTACCATTGGGAAAAGTCACAGTATTTGCAGGTGAATCGGGTGCAGGCAAATCATTTATCTGTTCAGGTAATTTAATCCGCAACGCTCAGAAAGATGGCATCTATGTTATCTTAGTCGATACAGAAAATGCACTTGATGAAAAGTGGTTGCATGACCTGGGTGTAGATACCAGCGAAGATAAGTTATTAAAACTTAACTTAGCTATGATTGATGACGTGGCTAAAACTATCCATGAGTTTATGAAAGAATACAAGACATTACCAAAAGAAGACTGTCCAAAAGTTCTGTTTGTCATCGACAGTTTAGGTATGTTACTAACTCCAACAGACATCAACCAATTTGAAGCAGGTGATTTGAAAGGTGACATGGGCCGTAAACCTAAAGCACTTACAGCACTTGTTCGTAACTGTGTAAACATGTTTGGTAGTCATAACGTTGGTCTAGTGGCAACTAACCACACTTATGCATCGCAAGACATGTTTGACCCAGATGATAAGATTTCAGGTGGTCAAGGCTTTATCTATGCTAGCTCAATCGTAGTTGCTATGCGTAAACTTAAACTTAAAGAAGATGAAGATGGTAACAAGATTAGTGAAGTTAAAGGTATTCGTGCCGCATGTAAGATCATGAAGACTAGATATGCTAAACCATTTGAATCAGTGCAGATCAAGATTCCATATGAAACAGGTATGAATCCATACAGTGGTTTAACTGACATGATGGAATCAAAAGGCCTGCTTAAGAAAGATGGTAACCGTCTAGCGTTTATTACAGCTGATGGCAAAGAAATCAAACAGTTCCGTAAAGCCTGGGAATCAAATGAAGAAGGTTGTTTAGACATTGTCATGAAAGAGATTTCAGCTAATGCTAAACTATTAGATGGAGGTCCAGCGCCAGAAGCACCAGCGATATTAGATGAGGAGACAGTGTAATGAGCATTGAATTAGACGCATTAGCTGAAGTATGGTTAACTTGCAAAGAGTATATCGCACCCAAGGATCGCCAGGCAGCTGCTGATCATGTATTAGCTATCGTAGCCGATCACAACATCGTCGAGAGCGATCTTAAAGCATTTGGTGGAACCGACAGCTATCTCAAACGAGCATTAGTAGAATATCTAGGTGAAGATGAAGTCGAGGAAGCTGACTATGATGAAGATGAAGGTGATGATTATTAATGTGGTATAGCCGCGTAGTAGCAAGTTTAGGTAGTATTCCTGATTTCATACAGCACTATGAACGGGAACTAGAAGACGCACGAAAGGAAGTTGGAGTCTATGGTAACATAGAAAAGAATCTTGCTGGCCTGCCCGGAATTACAGAACGACGGTTCAATCAACTACAAGAGATTGAAGCAGTTCTTAATTACCTCAACATTCAATTAAGAAAAATACGCAAAAAACACTTCCAGAAGTATCTTGAAGGATACGCTCGTGCTTTAACTAGTCGCGATGCTGAAAAATATGTAGACGGTGAAGATGAAGTAATCGACTTTGAGACTATCATCAATGAAGTAGCATTGTTACGAAACAAGTGGTTGGGAATCATGAAAGGACTTGAAAGCAAGAACTTCATGCTCGGTCACGTTACACGCTTGCGTACAGCAGGTATGGAGGATGCATCAATTGGCTAGACATAGTCTACATATACTAGAAACCATACGTCAGTATGACACTTTTCTAGAAAGTATACGCCACGTAGCTGATCTAGGTTGCGGATCTGGTGAAGATATTACCTGGTGGGCCACCTTAGAAAATAACGATAATCCACCAGAACCCTATAACTTCAATTGCTTTGCTGTTGATAATAACAAGGACAGGCTAGCACAGGTTCCTAATCTCAAGAATATACACAAGATCCATGACATCTATGATCGACCAATCTTGTTTCCGGTCAGCATAGATCTAATCTGGGCACACGATAGCCTTACCTATAGTTTAAACCCCTTGGAAACTCTACGCATGTGGAACAGCTACATGACAGTAAATGGCATGTTGTTAGTCACGGTGCAACAACACACAGGTATAGAGTATGATAGATATTTTAGTAGAGGCTATAGTGGAGCCTATTTCCATTGGACTCCAATCATGTTGATCTACATGCTGGCAGTTAATGGATTTGATTGTCGTGATGCTTATCTTTTAAAGAAATTCCAAGATCCCTGGATACAGATGGCAGTTTATAAGACAGATATCGCACCCATGGACCCCATGACTACCACATGGTATGATCTCATTGATAAGAATCTATTACATCCTAGCATAGTGAATAGCATCAATAGTAATGGCTTTCTTAAACAAGAAGAAATAGTCATGCCATGGCTAGACAAGGAAAATTATTTCATTGACTATGTCAGTCGGCAGATGGAATTTCCTCCTGCCACAGAAACAACAGGAGTTTTCAATGAGACCACAAGCTCAGAGCAGATGTCAATCGAACAGGCTAAACCTAAGACCAAAGAAACATCCTTGCTTAAACCAATGAAAATAAAATCTACACCACCTACGAGAAAGAGTTACAAATCAAAATGATCAATCGTGTGATATTATGTACTGGTGGATTCGATCCTCTGCATTCAGGACACATAGAATATCTCAAGGCTGCCAAGAAGCTAGGTAACATACTAGTAGTAGGAGTCAACAGCGACAGCTGGCTACGCCGTAAAAAAGGTCGTGAGTTCATGCCCAGTCATGAACGTATACAGATCATCGAACATCTTCGTATGGTTGATCATTGTATATTGTTTAACGACACAGAAGATCATGCTATTGAAGCTATACGTAATGTCAAAACCATGTACCCTAACAGCCAGATCATTTTTGCCAATGGTGGTGATCGCACTAAAGATAACATACCTGAGATGACAGAACCTGATGTGGAGTTTGTATTTGGTGTAGGCGGTGAAAACAAGCTCAATAGTAGCAGTTGGATATTAGAGGAGTGGAAAGCGCCGAAAACCATCCGACCTTGGGGCTATTATCGTGTATTACATGACGTTTCTGGAGCTAAAGTAAAGGAATTAACTATCAGTCCCGGGCAAAGTCTAAGTATGCAACGACATATGGAACGCTCTGAAGAGTGGATAGTTGCAGACGGTAAGTGTATGGTTGAGCATTATACGCTACCTTCTAACAGTTTAATACAAGAAATATTAACCAAGCATCACACATACCATGTAAGTATAAACAAGTGGCATAGACTATTCAATCCTTTTAACAAACCCTGTCATATCATCGAAGTACAATACGGCGACTACTGTGGTGAAGATGACATAGAACGTAGATAGATGATAACAAAAAATTTTGATTTTGGTTGGCGGGAAGTAAAATCAGTAGAACTTCAACAACAAATATTAACAACATACTTACGAAAGTACTATGAAGACCACTCTAATACAGTGCTGGTTAATACAACTTGGCTCGAAACTACTACACCTAGTAAAACTAAAGATCAAATAGATCAAGAAGTGATTAATTTCGCCAACGACCAGTACGCAATTTTTGCTGGATCGACTTGGCCGGATCTGCAACAAATTATGTCATTGGATTCTTTTGAAAATTTACCGGAATCAATTAATTTAGAGATTTTAAACTTTAAATTTAAAATTAATCAGTGCCAAAATGATCTAAGATTAAATAACCATAACGTACCTCCTCTGACACAAGTAAAAGATTATATTTTAGAACATAAGTCTAAGATTGACAACGTAATAGTATATTCTTTTTTAGATCCTCCAAAAATGTTGCCTTTCTTAGATAATCAACCATTTAATGTAATTAAGATTGGCGGAAATCCCAAACCCAACAACTGGGTAGATTTTCAAGCTGTGCTTGTGGATAAGTTTTTTGTTATCGACGATTATCTATCTGCAACATCATCGCAGATAGATATTCCCTTTATGTGTTTAAATGGAAAACCACACAGTCACCGGTATAATATAGTTAAAGCACTATTAGATTTAGGATTAGATAAATTAGGACTAGTATCATTTGGTGGTCAATCAGAGGAATTAAAAGGCACCGATGATTATATAGGACCTATTTCTATACCTGAGAATCATATACGACCGTATGGTGTAAATTTTGACATTTTTGACTCGATGAGCTTTGGTGATATTAATAATTGGAATAGGCATTTTTTAAATGTAGTAACTGAAACAGAGTGGGACGTTGAATATTCCAACTTTTGGAGTGAAAAAATATTTAAACCAATCATTGGTTATAGACCGTTTTTGGTATATGCCCCTAATGGCTGTGTTAATATATTAACTGAGCATGGATTTCTGCACTACTGCAATGATTTCGCTGATATATCTGATTTAGATCTAACACAACCCGATAATATTCCTATATTCTTAACACAGCTATGTGCGCAGCCTACAAGTTATTTAACGATGAAATACAATCAATTATTTGAAAAAATTCAGTTTAACAGACAACGATTTGATAGTTACGTAGCAGAGCAGTGGGGAGTAATTAACCAGGGTCTAGTTTAATACATTGGTAATAATTATTAGTTTTGTTTTTTATTTCGTTGATTAGATTATCTGTCTGCCAATTTGCATTAGTAAACTCAGAAATTAAAAAATTATACCACATAGCATAATCAATTGGATCAATTAAATTATACTTGTGAGCATTGTTAGCTTGGGATAAAAAATAGTTTCCGTACATTTCGTATTCGGATATTGTTGCACCTGTTAATCCGGACGGAAACTCTACGTAATTGTAAATAGTTTCTAACCAATTTCTGCCGTGTTTTTCCTCTATACTTTGTTGCATCGAAGTTAATATATTAGTATTAAAAATAGAAAAATCAGATATGAAAGACTGCTTCCTTAGAGTTTGTTTTTCAATTCCTAGTAAATATCTATTAGCATCAAAGAATCTTTGATCATATTCTCTGGCTAGATAAAAATTAAAAGTATCTTGTTGAATGAAATTAACAGGTTTTAGAAATATTAAATCAGCATCAACTATTAATACATTATCTTTTAGTATTTGATTAACGGACAATTTCATAATTTGTTGCATAAAATGTTTGCAATCAAATAACAACGGATACTTAAAGTTAGGATCAATCAAATCCCAAAATTCACGATCCCGTATTACAGTGAACCTACCGTCGGCAGAGTAAGGTTCTTCGCTGATTATAGTGTATGAACTGATCTCATCTTGAACAAACCGATCAATACTGTTTATACAATGAGGGAGTAGGATATCTTGGTAAAATCTATTAGTAAAAATAACTAAGTTTATCATATTTTTACTTATCAAATGTTAGATACAGAGAAAGAATAAATACTATATCATGAAAATTAGAGATATAGTAGAAAGCACAGTAATCCAAGAGGCTCCAGAGCCTGCGATATTGGCGTTCCTAAAAAAAGTCAAACTTAAAACCCTTGTCAAGGGTAACAACATAGAAGTATTGGTAGATACTCCTCCAAAGAACAAAGATACCTTTAGAAAAGAAGTATTACTAACTCTATTAAAAAATCTCAAAGCCGCCAAGGCTGCATATGATCCTTTAGGTAGTAGCATAGGCCGTATAGTATTTGCAGACAATCCAACAAAGATCTATGTCAAAGACATAGGTAAAAAAGGTGACAACAGTGCCGGAATTGGTAACGAAAAAGCCATAGCAGAGATGATCGAAAAAGTCATTGAAGTTCACGGATCTGCCAATGTGACATTTGTTGATGATCAAAAAAGAAAACTTACAATTAAAAATGTTACACAAGTAGACATTTCAGGTAGAAGCTCAGGAACACGTAAACAAGGTGGCGAAGTTAAAAAAGCTGATGTTGTATTACGTAGTCTACGAGGACATTTACCAGTATCTATCAAAAAAATAAATGCTGAATATTGGGAAAGTGCAGATACTTATTATGGTGCTAAAGCAGGTGTGTTGGTTAAAAAATTACGCCAAGAAGGGCATGTCAAACTATTAAAAACAGATAAACCTGGTATTTTTAAACTCAATAAAGAAATTGTAGTTGAGCCCACAGAACAAGAAGCACAGCATGTGATATTTGGTGGAGACATTAATCCAGAGGGTGGTATTATAATCCAAACTTTCTTACCTGAACATTTTATTCAAGATGGCGCCAACGTAACTATACATGCTCATGCTGTCATAAAAACCAAAGAAGATATACCAGAAAGTCACCTAATGATGTGGTTAATTCGCAACGATTCTAGTAGAAATATTGCTACCATTGGTATACCTGGTGTGCGTGTATATGCTGCTGCTTATAAGAGAGCAATTGGCGGTGGCGACAAAAACATTGTTTTGGTAAACGCAAAAGGCAAAGTAGTATAATCATAAAATTAGTTGACCTCGATCTAAATTCCTGTTATAATTAACTGTATTTTCAACCATCATGGAGTAGATCAATGTCAGTAAAAACCGTAAACACCGTAGAACGATATAATATCGATAACTGCGTAAAAACATTTGACGGCAGTCGTTATCGAATGATCCTGGCTGGCGCCGCACGTGCCAGAGAAATCGCTAATAAACGCACTTTTGCTGAAAAAGGTGGTGACCGCACCAAACACACAAATAAACCTGTAGTTGAAGCACTATGTGAAATTGATCAAGGTAAGATCGGTCAAGAATATTTAAACAAACTTAGATAGGAATAAAAATGGCAAAAACTAACTCAAGTTTCAATCTTTCAAAAACTAGTAAAAAACTAGCATGTGGTATCCAAGACAAACACGAACGCAGGACGTTCCTTAATATGATGATCGCCGCAGAAGCCGCAGAAGCTGCTGGTAAGAATCGTAAGTTTAGTGACCCAGCAACCAGTCAACGCCCTAATAGAGAGACAGCAACTTAATGGAAAAAAAATTATGGGATAGCATCGAACGATCGATGCTTAAAAGTCTGCCAAATGCCGCTAGAGGATACGAACAACGTATCAGCATACCTGAATTTACATTCTTAGGTGGTGCCAATCAACCAGACTTTGGTGACGTGACTATTTGGTTCTACGGTAAAGAAAAGACCATAGAATTAAAAAGCCTCAAGCAATACATCTTCCAATATCGAGATACTCGTTTAAGTTATGAACGAGCACTAGATGTTATGTATAAAGATCTCATGGCAGTGTATGAACCAGATCGTATACGCATTGAAATTGAATATAGACCTCGTGGAGGTATAAGTAGTAGAATGACAGTAGACAGTGACTGGGGACACCTAGGTGGTACTGATCAACTTTGGCAACATCATAAGGATTAATATGGATTATAAAGTAAAAGATATAGGTTTAGCGGCTTGGGGACATAAAGAGATTGCTATCGCAGAAACTGAAATGCCAGGTCTTATCGCGGTTAGAGAAGAGTACAGACAAAGTCAACCATTGAAAGGTGCTCGTATCGCAGGTAGTTTACATATGACTATCCAGACAGCAGTTCTAGTAGAAACCTTAATAGCATTAGGCGCAGAAGTTAGATGGAGTTCATGTAACATATTTTCAACCCAGGATCACGCCGCTGCCGCACTAGCTGATCAAGGCATACCTGTATTTGCTTGGAAAGGCGAAACAGAAGAAGAATACTGGTGGTGTATCGAACAGACAGTCAGTGGTCCCAACGATTGGCAGCCAAATATGTTACTCGATGATGGACATGACCTAACTTGGTACATCCATGAAAAACATCCGCACCTATTAGAAGGAATCCGTGGTGTTACAGAAGAAACAACTACAGGTATCCATAAGATCAATGAAGCTATTGCTCAAGGCACATTCAAACTACGTGCTATCAACGTTAACGATTCAGTAACCAAAGCCAAGTTTGATAACTTGTATGGCTGCCGTGAAAGTTTAGTAGATGGTATTAAACGTGCCACTGACGTAATGATTGCAGGTAAAGTAGCAGTGGTAGCAGGCTTTGGTGATGTAGGTAAAGGCAGTGCCGCGGCATTGCGAGCATTATCAGCACAAGTATGGGTTACTGAGATTGATCCAATCTGCGCACTACAGGCAGCTATGGAAGGCTATCGCGTAGTTACTATGGATTATGCCGCAGACAAGGCAGACATCTTTGTAACAGCTACAGGTAACATCGATGTTATCACTCGTGAACACATGGTTAAGATGAAACATAACAGCATTGTCTGTAACATCGGACACTTTGACAGTGAAATCGACATCGCTGGTATACAGGATTTAGTCTGGGACGAAATTAAACCACAGGTAGATCATGTGAAATTGCCAAACGGTAATAAGATCATCATCTTGGCTAAAGGCAGATTAGTTAATCTAGGTTGTGCTACAGGGCATCCTAGCTATGTTATGTCAAACAGCTTTACTAATCAAGTTCTAGCACAGATTGAAATGTTTAACAACACTGAAGATTATCAAACTGGATATCTATATCTACTACCAAAATATCTAGATGAGAAGGTTGCCCAATTACATTTGGCTAAGATTGGTGCGGAATTGACAGCACTGACCGCTGAACAAGCTACATATATTGGCGTTGCAATCGATGGTCCATATAAACCTGATAGTTATCGTTATTAATAGATCATTAAGTAATATTTTAACCTACGGGTTATGTATATAAATAAAACGTGGCTTTAAAGCAACAAGATTTTATTCTGTGGCTTTTTTGCAACATTAACCGAGAGGAAATAAAATGAAAAAAACTTTAATCGCAACACTTATCGCTGGCCTATCATTTAGCACAGTAGCAATGGCTGAAGACGGCAAAAACTTTGCTCACATCCAGTACACATTTCGTGACACGATCGCTGATGACAAAGCTGCACCTAATAGACAAGGTGTTAACTTTACGATTGGCCGCAAGGTGTTAGATAATCTAACAATTGACCTAGGTGAACAGTTCCGTACTGAACGTCTGAACAATGATACTGGTGTAAGCACAACACGTTTAGAAGCAGGTGCTACATACTCATATAATCTACTTCCAGCTGTGTCATTATACACACGTGGCGGTCTGGGTCAGAAGTTTACTTCAAATCAAGACTATACATACTATTCAGTTGAGCCAGGTATTAAATACTCTTTAACAGATGCCTTAGCAGTTAAAGCAGGATACCGTTTCCGTGATGCGTTCAATGATTCATACATTGAAAAAACAAACACAGTGCGATTTGGTGCTGAATACGCTATCGCTAAAGATCAAGCATTGACATTAGGCATTGATCGTAGCTATGGTGCCAGTGACTTCGTTGGTTACAATGCAGGTTACATGATTAAGTTTTAATAGCATAATCAAAAAAAAAAGGCTATTTAGGTAGCCTTTTTTCTTGACTTAATTTTGATATCATGCTATAGTATTACAGTAACATTCTATAATTATGGAGTAAATCATGTTTGATTCAATTGAAATTCGTAAAGTAACAAATGGATTCGTAGTGATCCTAACACAAGAAGATGAAACTAGTGAGTATGTTTTTGATACTAGCCGTAAAGCTATAAAGTTTATCAAAGAATACGTAGAAACTAAGGTAGCACGCACAGTAGCAGACCGAGTAGAAGCATAATTTTTACGCCTATTTTGGTATGAATAAATATCAAAAAGCAGTAAAATTCAACGAAAACTGGAGAAATCAATGTCAAAAACCGTCTTAGTGACTGGCGGTGCGGGTTTTATCGCACACCACGTTATTGAAAATATTTTAAGAAATACCGATTGGAACGTAGTCAGCTTAGACAGACTAGACTTCTCGGGTAATCTAAATCGCTTATCAGATATGATGACTGATTTTGATCAAGAAACACGTAAGCGTGTGAAGATCGTGTTTCATGATCTACGGGCAGAACTAAATCCAATGGTAGCCAGAGATATTGGTGATGTGAATTACGTCTTACATTTAGCCGCCGGTAGCCATGTTGATCGCAGTATCGAATTCCCAATGGAGTTTGTATGGGACAACGTAGTAGGCACAGGCCATATCTTAGAGTTTGCTCGTAAACTAAAAAATCTAGAACGTTTCATCTACTTCTCAACCGATGAAGTATTTGGTCCAGCACCTAACGGTGTTAATTACGCTGAACGTGATCGTTACAATTCAAGCAATCCATATTCAGCGACCAAAGCTGGAGGTGAAGAACTAGCAGTGGCATTTGAAAATACCTACAAGATGCCAATCTATATCACACATACCATGAACGTGTTTGGTCAACGCCAACACCCAGAAAAGTTTATTCCAATGTGTATCCGTAAGGTAAACGATGGCGATGCTATCACTATCCACAGTGACGCAACCCGTACTATTCCGGGCAGTCGTTTCTATATCCATGCGGCGGACGTAGCAGATGCTATGATGTTCTTGTTGGGATTAGATAGTAACAAATTAGAAGCAGACTACGGTGATGCTAAATGTCCTAAGTTTAATCTAGTAGGCAAGCAAGAAATCAATAATCTACAACTAGCACAGATTATCGCTGATGCGCAAGGAAAAGAATTGAAGTACGAAATGGTTGACTTCCATAGCTCACGCCCAGGACATGACCTACGTTATGCTCTTAGCGGTGACTACATGCGCAGTTTAGGTTGGGAACCTAAGGTTAGTTTAACAGAACGTATCGGTGAAGTGGTTGAGTGGACACTAAAAAACGATCGTTGGTTACGTTGCGAATAAAGGACAACTATGAAAAATATCGTATTACTAACATCGGCAGTGTATACTAACTATGGTATCTATAATCCTGTAGAACGTATCAAGCAGACATTAGAAACGGCCAAGAGTGCTAAGAAATATATTCCTGGGGCAGTCATCATTCTAGTAGACAACAGCAAAACGGATGTGCAGAATGATACCAGCGCAGAGTTTGAAGAACTGATCGACACGGTCGACTATTATATCGACAACAGTGACGATGATGATATCAAGTACTTCCATGCCAATGTTACCAACTATGACATTGGTAAGAACGCCATGGAAGCTCTAGGTATGATGAAGGCATTGACTTATATCAACGGTGATGAAGACATGAAAAAAGTTATTGTTGATGCTGATCGTATTTTTAAACTCAGTGGTCGCTATCAAGTAACTGACAAGTTTGATATTGCTAAGTTCAGCAACGCTGATACTAAAGACAAATACGTGTTTAAACGAGCACAACCAAGCTGGATCAATCCAGCTGATACCGGAGTTAATACCTTATTACAAACACGTCTATGGTCATTTACTCCTGCTATGATATCGAATGCTATGCAGTTGTATAAAGATATCATTGAGACCATGATTAAATTGTTTAACGAAGGCAAGTATATTGACAATGAACATGCTATGAGTAAGTTTATTCCAAGAGACCAATTAGTTGAAATTGAAACAGTAGGACTAATGGGTAATATCGCTCCTAATGGCATGATGATCATTGACTAATGAAAAAAGTATTAATTCTAGGTGGCGATGGTTACATTGGATCTAGGTTACGCCAAGTACTAAGACAAAGTCATTTTGTTAAGACCAACGACATTTGTTGGTTTTCTCATGATGAAACCAGTGACCGCAGAGACTATCAAAAACTTACTAGAGAAGAACTAGCAGAGTTTGAAGTAGTTGTGGTCCTAGCTGGACACAGTAGTGTTCCTAGTTGCAACGGTGCACTGCCGGGTCCATGGTTAAACAATGTAACTAACTTTACAGACCTATTAGAAAAATTAGATGATCAATTGGTTATCTATGCTAGTTCAGCAAGTGTCTATGGTAACAGTGCCCCCGGTGAACGACACAAAGAAACTAACAAGATATTTGTGCCAGTTAATAACTATGATGTTACCAAATACGCATTGGATCAACAAGCAATCATAGCCAACCTTAACGGTCGTCAAGTAATTGGTCTACGCTTTGGCACAGTCAATGGTTGGGCACCTAACCTGCGTGTTGACGTTATGATTAACAGTATGTACCATAGCGTACAAATGGGCACAGGTATACAGGTAATGAACAAGCAGATTAGCCGTGCTATGTTAGGCATAGAAGATTTATGCCGTGCTGTAAATAGCTGTATTGAGCGACCAGTACCGGGCATTTATAATCTTGCCAGTTTCAATGCCACAGTGGGTGAGATAGCCAAGGCAGTTAGTGCTAAACTAGGTGTTGAAATCATTGATCGAGGCACTACTGTGAATGCCTATGATTTTGCATTAGATACTAGACTATTTGAGCAAACATTTGACTTTACGTTTACTGCTACACCTGCTACAATAGTAGATAGTTTAATAGAAAGTTATGAACAATCAACTCCGCAATGGAGAGACAAATATATAATTTATAATCGGGAACAAGATTATGCAAGATGCTAAAGAATTAAAAGAATGCCTGTGTTGTGGCAGTGAGAGATTAAAACTAGTATTAGATCTAAAAGAACAACCAATGGCTAACAGCTTTAAGAAAGCCGCGGAAGATGAGGAATTGTTATTTCCGCTGAAGCTGAACATCTGTGAAGACTGCACACACCTACAGTTAAGCCACGCAGTAAATCCAGATTTATTGTTTAAAAACTATCTATATGTAAGTGGCACCAGCCAGACACTCCGTGACTACTTCGATTGGTTCGCTAAACGTACCTTAGAATATTTTGAGACTCCGCCACAAACAGTTTTAGATATAGCCTGCAACGACGGCAGTCAATTAAATTCATTCAAAGCTCTAGGATTAAAGACCTATGGTGTTGATCCGGCTGAAAACCTACATCCGTTGAGCTCAGCTAACCACGACGTGGTCTGCGATTATTTCACTGACAAATATGCTTATCATTATGGCAGCAAGAATCTAGACATCATCACAGCGCAGAATGTGTTTGCGCACAACAGCTATCCATTGGAATTTTTAAAACAGTGTAAAGAAATCATGCACGACAAGAGTCGTTTATTCATACAAACCAGTCAGGCTGACATGATCAAGAACAATGAGTTTGACACTATCTATCATGAACACCTAAGTTTCTTCAACAGCAAGTCGATGACAGCTCTAGCTGAACGTGCCGGACTGCACATAATCGACATAACTAAAACTCCAATACATGGAAATAGTTATGTATTTGTGTTTAGCAAAGTTCCTGGTGCTAGGAAATCAGTACAGCTCCAATTAGATCAAGAACGAGAACAAGGTCTGCAGGATATGAATACCTATTCGACCTATGCTGATCGTTGCTATACTATCGTGGAAGATCTCAACGAGACTATTCAACACTATCGCGGTCTGGGATATGTCATCGCGGGCTATGGCGCCGCGGCCAAGGGCATGACATTGATCAATTTTGGCGATATTAACTTAGATTTCGTCATAGATGACAATCCTCTAAAACAGGGATTGTTCTGTCCTGGTAGTAATATACCTGTAGTAGATATTGATATGTTAGACGAATGTCAAGATGTTAAGGTAGCATTTGTACCATTGGCTTGGAATTTCTTCACTGAAATCCGTAGCAAAATTAAGACTAAACGTGACCAAGAAGGTGATGTGTTTATTCGATACTTTCCGACTATTAAGGTAGAGTAATGAAAACAGTTGTATGTCACTTTTACAATGAAGAGTTTTTATTACCATGGTGGTTAAAGCATCATAAAGCAGTATTTGATCATGGCATCATGATTGATTATTACAGCACTGATCGCAGCATGGAAATTATCCGTGAGATCTGTCCAGACTGGGAAATCCGTTATACACGTAACAAACATTTTAATGCGGCTGAAGTCGACGAAGAAGTCATGAACATTGAAAAAATGTTAGGTGGATGGCGCATGTGTCTTAATGTCACTGAATTCTTGTACGGCAATACAGATCATCTTGCAGAGTTATTGGACCCGACACAGTATTTTGTTGGTAATTATGTTTTTGTTGACATGGAAAATCCTGATCAAGGGCAAACAATATTAGATTATAACTATCCATTACACAAACAATGCCATTGGGGATACGATGAATTTATAAATAACGGCATTATGAAAGGTGGTACTATGGGTAGAATGAACCGCAGCATACACAACTATCCAGTAAAATACTCGGCCGGTAGGCATTTTCATGGTGGACCTCAATCTTTTAAAGATCTAGTGATCTTTTATTATGGTCATGCAAGTGTGTCGCCGGCCGCGATTAAAAGAAAAACCCAAATCTATGGGAAAATTTCAGAAACCGAAAGAGACGCTATGGCTGGCCATCATACAGCCGATGAAGATGGTGCCAGATCAAGGATTAGAGAACAACATAGACCTCTGAGTAGAGATTTGAGAGCGGAAATCGCACCTATTATAGAACATCATCAACGCATTACAAAACAGGATTAGTAATGAAGAAAACCTTAATCAGTCATTTCTATAACGAAGAATATCTGTTGCCGTGGTTCCTCAATCACCATAAGCAGATATTTGATCATGGTGTAATGATCGATTACCACAGCACTGATCATAGTGTAGAAATCATCAAAGAAATTTGCCCTACTTGGGACATCATCACCAGCCGCAACAATGATTTCCAAGCAGACTTAATCGATGTTGAAGTTAACGAGCTTGAAAGAGAAATCACAGGTTGGAAGATCTGTCTCAACGTAACAGAGCAGTTGATTGGTGACTACACGGTGATGGACACAGACGCACCAAATGAAATATATGTGCCAAGTATCTTTATGGTAGATACAGAATATCGGACACGTACGGCTAATCCAGACTCGCCGTTGTATGAACAATACCGCAATGGATTTAGCTTCCGCGACAGCGATCGTGATTTCTTAGAACGCCGCAGCCGCAGACTACATAATACTAACATACCTTATCCTATACAGAGCACAAGAGAATGTATGGCGCCAGGTCGTCATTATAATATGTACAGCAATATGGATTTGGCTATATTTTACTATGGTTGGTGCCCGTTTGATCATGGTGGTATCGCTCGTAAGCTACAGATACAGACACAGATACCATGGATAGATCGCCAACGAGGTTGGGGATTCCATCACATAACCAATAAAGAAACGCTAACCTATAGGCTTGAAAATGAATTCATTCCTAGATCAAGAGATTTAACAGAGGACATCAATGATTACGTCAAACAACACAAAAATCTTTCAAATATACTTTAAACCTGAACTACGGGATCAATGTGATCCAAAATTCGCTCCATTGGATAATACAGCCAATCCTCGCCCAGAACTTCGAGAGTGGGATGTCTGGGATAGATTCCATGAACAACGATTAGAGGAAAATTTAGATCTATGGGGATATGTCAGCTGGAAGTTTCGAGAAAAAACAAATCTGTCAGGTCAACAGGTGTTAGATCATATTGCTAACAATCCGGATTACGAAGTTTACCTATTCAATCCCTGCATAGTTAACGAAGCATTGTTTGCCAACAGTTGGGAACAAGGTGATCTCCATCATCCCGATATCAGTGGAATAGGCAACAAGTTTTTTGCTAAATTGGGCTATGAAACGATAGATGTTAAAAGCATGATGTTAGATAACAAGCGCACTGTATTTGCTAACTATGTTATTGGCAATCGCAGATTTTGGGAAAAGTTCATGACCTTCAGTCGTAGCCTGTTCACAGAAGCAGATAAAGATCCAAAATTTAAAGAAGAAGTATTTGGTGCTGGCCGAAGTAACTATGCACATGATCACTCATTGCCAAACTTCACATTTTTAATCGAGAGATTGATTCCTACATTTTTAGAATTGGAAGGGTTTAAGGTCTGCCCATTCATTTATACAGGTGCCACAGCGTTGCCCAAGTATATGCCGGTCTTGGGTGATATCCAAACATTATCAACACTGAAAACATTGGTAAATCGATATGAAAGTGCTGAATTATATGCTGTTTGGAACTACTATAGGACTAAAATCTTACAGCAAACTCCTAATATCTTAGGATTAGAGTAGTTATCTCAATTACCTCCAAGTAATATACGCATAAAAGTCCATATCCATATGACTACATATTACTACGTTCGGAGGATTCAGAATGAGTAATAACCATGAAACCGAATCAAGATACTATTGCGCAGGGAGATATTGCACAATGAGAGAAAGTTGTCACAGACACACATCAAGCACAGGAGTTAACCATGCTCCATTTGAAGATTATGATTTAGTAGCACTAAGAACGCCAACTAAATCATGCCAACATTATATCGATCGCAATCATGCGACCGGTGTAAAATCTTAGGAAGATCAGCCTTAAGACAAGACTAACAGGAGGGAAAGATATGAGCGAGTTTTCACGTCTCAAAAAAATACTAACCTGGACAATAATGTCCACAGCAGTTTTAGCACTAACAGTAACATCAGTAGCCAGCGGTAATCAAGACCGTGCCTTTGGTTTTAAGATAGCCCGAGCACAGCAACAACAAACCAAAATCTTAGAACGTCAATTGGCCTGCCTAGCCCGTAATGTATTTTACGAAGCCAATGGCGAACCTATGGCAGGACAGATGGCAGTGGCTCAGGTCACAGTCAATCGTGCCCGCAGTGGCTTGTTCCCCAAGGACTTATGCGCGGTAGTAGCACAATCCACTATAGTGGGTAGCAATACCAAGGTGTGTCAATTCTCATGGTATTGTGACAGCGACCTTAATAAATCACGTGTCATCAGGCCGAGTGAGCCTAGTTACATTGCCGCTAAGCGAGTTTTCTTAGAAGGTCAGAAAGTAGCCAAGATCGATCAAGATGTTATGTGGTTCCACGAAGACTCAGTAAAGGTTAACCCACGTTGGCCACACAAGGTTGCTACCAAAATTGGTAACCATGTGTTCTACAAGCGTCAAAAATAAAGATTGACAACTGCCTATCACTCGTGTATAATACATGCATGAGTGATAGATATCAAGACCCAAATTGGGGCAAGCACGGTAATCCAAATAGAACTGATTGGTTCCAATCCTCGCGTGGATTAAATGACTTAACACCAAAACATTGGTCAACGAATCGTCCAGATCGCCCACTGTTTCATGATGGCACAGATACCAAAGTCAGTGTTTGGACTATAGTTTGGGTTATAGCATTTATCATCATACTCAGCGGGTTCAGTGATACCGCCCGCGGTGTGATATTCTATGGTATTAACATTACAGAAAACTGGTATGCCAGTGTGGACAGCTTATTAGACGCATTAGGTGCACCTAAACTACCGTAACAACTAAATAATTGTATAGCGACACAATCGCTATATTTTAACAACTGCCCAAAAGGCGAAAGGAAATAAAATGACTAAACAAGCGGACCTATCCGACTTAGCTACAGAAGCTATGGTCGCAAGCATTCCTGCTAAACCAGTTCAACCACAAGTAGAAACACCATGTGACGATAAAGACACAGTGTGTAATAGACGTTGGATTGATAGTTTAAGCGATTGCTGTTAATCAAATAAATTTTTTTACCGTTGACACTGGTCGATAAATATTGTAAAATGTATTATCAACTAGGGGTCAATGATGACTGTAGATTTTCAAAGAATAGAGAACTGTCACGTAGTTCATAAACCTTGGGGAACCGAAACTTGGCTAATGCCAGGTAGCGATGTTTACCCATTTGCACTCAAAGAATTAATCTTAAAAGCAGGCTTTGTTACTAGCCTACAAGTCCACCAATTTAAATCAGAAAGTATCCATTTACATGTGGGCAATGGTGCGCTGATCTATCATCCTAAACCGTTTGATTGCGAGCGTTATCTAGCTGGCGGATATTCAGCTGAGGAAATCGCACAGATCAAAAGTGAATTGATCACTGAAGAACTAGCACCCGGAGCAGTATTCCATACTCCACCTTGCACTATTCATCGTATGGTTGCACATAATGATCTACACTACACAGAAGCCAGCACTACTCAATTGGATGACGTTATACGTCTTGAAGACTCTGCAAACAGAGGACATGGAAGAATCGATGCCGAACATCAACAATAAACTCACAGTATTAATCCTAGCCGCGGGCTACGGTCGTCGTATGGGTCCATTCAGTCGCATGGTACCTAAGGCACTTATACCCTATGACAACAAACCATTGATCAGCCACATCATGGAAAAGTTTGATGTGGGCACACGCTTCGTCGTTGCCTGTGGGCACATGGGACAGTATATTAAAGATTATGTTGGTGTAGTCCATAGTGATAAAGATGTGGTGTTTGTAGATATTCCTAACTATGCGGAAGGTGATACGGGTCCTGCTACAAGCATACAGGCCTGTGCCAAATATCTACATGGTGGATTCATGTGGTTAGCCTGTGATACCTTATTTGACTTTGAATACCGTGATAAACTAGATCACGATTGGATTGGTGTCCATCCAGTTGATAGTAATATCTCACAGGACTACTGTTGGATTGAACGTGAAGCCGATAAGATCATCAGTGTAAAGAATAAAATACCTAGCAAGACCGCAGTTGATGCGTTCATTGGTTTGATGTATGCTAAAGATGATCAATACCTAAACAACTTAATACATCGTAAAGCCAAAGAAACTCCAGAAGGATTTGATGGATTAAAATTACGAGCACACACAGTCCGTGGTTGGAAAGACTTTGGCACTTATGAGAAATGGGAAGAATTATCTAGTGAATTCACTGATGTGAGTTTTCCTAAGCCAGATGAACTATTCTACAACGATAATAAGAAGATCATCAAGTTCTGGACTAATCCTAAGCAGGCAGAAATGCGTGTTAAACGAGCTAATTGTAATCCAGAAGCCATGCCTAGCAACGTAGAACAATCAGGTAACTTCCTAATACACGACTTTGCCAAAGGTGATATCGTTTATAATCAATATTCACCAGAAGTATTTGAAAAAATGTTAGAGTGGTGTGAAACAACATTGTGGAAACCTGCTCCATCTGAGAACGATGCTGATATCGATCATTTTACTATCTGTAATAAATTCTATCATGATAAAACCATGGAACGTGTAGAAATGTTCCGTGCCAAGTATGCTACCTGGAGTGAACCCTGTGTGGTCAATGGTGTCGAAGTAGATACTATCGACACATACCTAAGCAAGATTGACTTTACTTGGTTAACAACAGAAACATCATGGAAGTTTATCCACGGTGACCTACACTTTGATAATACCATTTATCAACATGGACAGTATCTTGGCCCTCTAACTGATACAGAAATACATAGAGAACATTATAAAGATAAGTTCACTGCCATTGATTGGCGCACTGACTTTGGTGGCGCACTATATGGCGACCAATACTACGATCTAGCCAAGATGCTAGGTGGCCTACATCTGAGCTATAAAGATATCAAACATGAACGTTACAGCTATACAGAACGCAATGATTATGCTACAATAGAAGTTCCCAGCGTAAAAGATGTACAGGTATATGAAGATATCTTACAGCGTTGGGTAGTTAAACAAGGATTAGATTGGAAGAAAGTCAAGACCTTAGTGCCAATCATCTACTTGAACATGAGCCCGTTACATGAAGCACCATTTGACAAGTTCTTGGTAGCATTAGCACAGTTACACTTTAGCAAGGTATTAGGATAATGTATAAACGTTTTATCATGGATGTAGATGGTGTATTAAATGATGGCATGCTGTATTGGGGCGCAGATGGGAAACCATTCAAGGCCTTTGGTAATTATGATCACGACGGATTAAAAATGCTCCGTGATCATCTAGACATAGAGTTTGTCAGTGCTGATGAAAATGGCTGGCCTATCACCTATAACCGTATTACTACGCATATGAAGTTTCCTGTGACTATGGTTAAAGAAAAGGATAGACTTAAATGGGTCTTAAGCAAGGGAGATCCAACGGAAACTATCTTCATGGGTGACGGACCTTACGATGCAAAGATATTCCCACACGTGGGTTTAAGTTTTGCCCCAGCACAGGCTTGGAAAACAGCAATTGAAAACGCAGACGTTGTTACAGACCGTGAAGGCGGTAAAGGAGCGGTTATGGATGCCTGCGTGCATATTATGTATTTAATGGGGATTGAAAATGGATTTTAGACTGGGATTTGGTCCAATGAGTCGTGAAGTGATTACAGCAATCTGTAACTACACACACGATACAAAAAGACCTTTGATGATTATCGCAAGCCGTAATCAAGTTGATGCAGAAACGGGTTATGTAATGACTACTCCAGAACTGCGAGCTCTATTAAACACACTACCAACTGACTACGTTTGGATGTGTCGCGATCATTGCGGCCCATACTTCTTAGATAGTGAAAAAGGCTTAAGCCTTAAAGATGCCGTTGAAGCGACTAAGAAAACCATCGCCTACGATATTGAACAAGGTTTTAATTTAATCCACATTGACACCAGTCGTGTAGATGATACCTATGGCATTGCTGAAGAACTATTTAAATTCTGCATAGACTTAAATCCCAACATCCGCTTTGAGTTTGGCACAGAAGAAAACGTAGGTGTAGCCGCAGGTGCTATCAAGTATAAGAACGATGTGGCCTTTGCTAAGAACATACCTAATTTAGAATTCGTAGTAGCACAGACAGGTAGCCTATGTCACGAAGATCATCAAGCCGGCACATTTGAAATTGACACAGTCAGAGACTTGGTGCGTGTTGCTAACGAAAACGGTGTTAAATTA